ATGTAATTTTTGACCAAGCTAGCGAAGTAATCCATGCTGGGTTAGCATAGGAACCTGATGTTGACGCATACCCTGCTGAAGCATGATTACCCCAACCATAAGCAGTATCCCATTCTGTTTGCTTTGCTGTGGTAGGAATACTATAGCCAGACGCTAACGATACTGCTAATGTCCCACTAGTCGTAATAGGAGACCCACTAACACTTAATCCTGTTGGTACAGTCATCCCCACTGAAGTAACTGTACCATTTCCTGACAAAGCAGCAATACTACTTAGTGTTGTCTTTACAGTATTACCACTTTGTACGATAGGCACAACTTCAGTGCCAGCTAAAGCACTTGCATTCGATAGAGCTGAGATCTTTACGTCAGCCATGTCTACTCCATGATAATATAATCACCAGCTTCTGTGGTGAGGAAATCGCCATTCTCGGTAGCAATAATGTTCGAAACACTTAACCAACCTAAGAGATAAGTAAAGGATGCTTTCTTCCACTGTCCGTCTTGTCTTACTACGAAATACTCTGGTACAGGATCTTCAGAGGCATCAGGTAAACCATCTAGAGCAAACTGCTGTGTGTTCTGGATGTAGATGTTGTCTTTTGATTTATTTGTCTGAGGTAACTCACCAGCACTAACTTCAATACCATTTGATAACTTAAGAACAAGAGAGTTATCAAGGTCTATGTAAGCATCAACAACCGATACACCATCTTTACCTTGCTTACCATCCTTACCGTCTTTACCATCCTTACCATCAACACCATCTCTACCATCTTTCCCAGGTAAACCATCTTTACCAGGATTACCTTTTTCACCTCTTGGACCTTGTGGTCCTTCTAATTTAGTAATGGTTTCTGCTTTGGTATCTAACTCACTTACTTTCTTTTTGAGTTTACCAACAACAGCGGCAAGCTGTAGTAGCTTTTCCTCATCCATGATCACTCACCAAGAGCGTCACTGAATTGCTTATCTACTTGCTTTTTAGCCTCCATCTGCATCTTAGCTATGTTTTCGTTACTCTTGATGTCTTCTTCCTTCAACATCAACTCAGCAATCTTAATCCTACGTTCAAACTCACGCTGTGCTGTGTCATCGTTGTTGGGAAGGTTCTGAGTGGCTGCATTAACAATCTTTGCTCTGGTTTCTTCAGGCATTAATTGAGCCTCTACAACGGCTTTCTGAGCCTCAGCAGCAGCTTTCTGTGCTCTAGCTTGTTTTTCCTGCACTGTTGCCTGTGCATCCGCTAATTGAAGCTGTGCAGCCTGTTGTTGTACCTGTTGTTGCTCAGGATTAGGCTGTGTTAGCTGCTGAAGTTGCTGTAATAGGCTTTCTCTGTTAGGTAATGAGGAGTATTCAACAATACCTTGTAACAATAACGGTACAATAGGACTATTTGGACCTAAAGTAGACATCATTGCCATCATTTGAGCCTGTTCAAACTCTCTAGCAACCATACCTAGCGTACCTGTAGGTATAAATTCAAAGTCTTTTACAGGATAACGCTCTGGAGAGAACTGCATATACCGCCATGCAGCCTTTTGAACGAACGGAATAAGGAAATCTTCTTGGAAATTAACCAATGAACGCTTATTCTTCTTGATGATACCGCTAACAGCCATTGCTAAACCAGCAGCAGCTGCATCACCACCACTAACCTGAGCAGGTAAATTAGCAGTATCAAGGGTTCCAGTAGCTTGCAGCATCATTCTTTCAAAGATCTGAGCTGTTTCGATGTTTGATTTGTCTGTTACACCGAACTTAAATGGTTGTAAGATTTCTTGCGGGTTACCATTGACAAGGATATTCTTTCCTGGTTTGATCTCAAACTTCTGTCCACGAGGTAATCTAGAGGCATCAATAGCCATCATAGGAGCTGCTGTAAGCCCTAAAGAGTCTACATGACTACGAATCTGTGCATCAACAGCCTTTTGCATGTTGTAGGCTTTCTCAGCTGTTCCACGGCCCCAGAAACGACCAGGAACGGTATCAGCTTGGTAGGCTACAACAGGTCTATCTTGCATCATGAATGGGTTTTCTTCACTCTTTAGAAGAACTTCACCATTAGCAATGACAATCAAAGCCTCAACCATCTCTGAATATAGTTCTTCATCAGCAACGGTTGTATCTTCAGGGTTGTCTAACAACTTCTTAGGTACTAATCCATAGTATCTAAGTAGTAATACTTTATCTTGTTGGTAGTATGTCAGATCCTGAGTAGGTTCTAAGTCTGTATCTAATGAGGCATCACCTAGATCAACCTTCTTGTATACTCCATCTTCCATACCTTTGATGACTGCATGTCTTCCGACATACTCTTCAATAGCACAACCCATTGCATCATCAACGGTGGTTGCATTAGGATCAATAAGGAAGTTACGAGGATTAATTGGTTTTAAGTCTACGGACACACGATAGTTAGTGTTTACACCAATCATAGCCAATCCAGGCTGTGCTGTAGGCTGTGTTGCTGGTGCTAGGCTCTTCTTTTGTTTTACAATCAATTCACCGATACCAGTACCGTAAATCTCAGCTAAGGTCATTACTTGACCAATCTGCTTACGTACCTTATCTTTCTTAAAGTCTTCAGCTAACAAAGACTTCATATTCTCTACATCTGCTTTATCTTGATCATTAACATCATCATTGATGTCAAAGAACATGCCTTTAGCGAATACAGCTTCTTCAAGATCAGCTTGTTTGTTATCCACTGCTTGTTGCAGTGCTGGTGAAATCAGTTTAGAGCGTTCAGTGTTTCTAGTCTTATCTTCATCAGCCCATAAGCCACGCCATAGACGTTCGTATTCATCCCAACGCTCAAGGAAGTTCTCATCTCTATAGTTCCTCCAATCATTACAGCGATCAGTAACAAACGCTACTAACGCATCCTGTGGAGTGATTTCAGATTCAAATTTCATTGTCACCAACCTATTGTAGAGTCTAGGACTTCATAGTCTTCTTCATCCAGATTCTGATTCCAATCTGCTACTTGAATCTGGTCTATGTAACTCAACGCATCAATTAAGTCATCATGCGTCTTAGGATCAGGGAATTGCATCAATTGATCAACAAACTTATTATTCCAATCCCCTTCGTTTAACACAATCCTACCGTGTTCAAAGCGACCCTGTAGTGACCAAACAATCCTATCTGCTTTCTTCTTATTACCGTGAGTAAGTTCTTCGATGCGAGGATAATAGTTTAACCTTCTCATCAAATCATTCATATAAGGCATCACTGCATTCTTCAGTGCACCTTTCTCAATCCCTACAGCATTAACTCTGTAGTCCTTTGCAGCCTTTAGAATCCTCACTGCTGTTTCTCGGACATCCCACCTACCGTGTTGTATGTCAGCAACCCACCAGCCCTTAGTATTGATTTTAACAATAGCTATCGCTGTGTCATCCAACTTCTTATTCTTCGTTTGATTCGTCTGTGATGAATCGCTAAAACCACAGAGATCCACCGCCATAAAGAAGTTACCTTCTTCAGGCTCTTCCTCATTAATCTTAATCCATTCATCTTTGAAGATCTCCGACTGTGCTGCCTCAAACGATGCCATGAACTCTTGTCTGAAAGCAAAGCTAGACATCGAACCTCTAGCTGCTTCAATCTCTAACGGATCTAACAACGGATTATCAAAGCTAGTGAAGTGCCATGCCTTGTAATCTTTATCTTTACCTGCATCACCTACTTTGTACAACTCATAGAAGTGATTCCTACCCATCGGTGTTCCAATGAACATTGCTCTACCCTTCTGATCCGCTAAAGCAGGTCTAAGGATTTGTTCGAACACCTGTGGCTTCATGTCTGCGTACTCATCCATCACTAAGTACTTCAAACTAACACCACGCATTGTCTCTGGTCTATCTGCACCCTTTAGCGATATCATTGCACCGTTGATCAACGTAATCTGCATGTTATTGACATGACTACCTTTGATTACTGAATGACCTAGCTCTAACAGCGTAGACCACATAATATCTCTAGCTTGTCCCTGCGTAGGAGCTACATACCAGACATGACCCTTCTCAGTCTGTAGTCCTTCTATAATCAATGTCCAAGCTGCTAACCTTGATTTACCTGTACGTCTACCAGCAGCGATGATCTTAAACCTTGTAGGGTCTTTGAAGACCTCTTGCTGCCAAGGAAGAAGTTTAACTTGTAGATCCATCTTCTTCCTTGTAATCAATCAATGTAGTCTCTACATCAACTGGTTCATGTTCTATCATCTCCACTGGTGACTCTTGCACACCAGTGATGTTAATAGTAATTGCTTTAGCCCCTGATGCTGTTCCTTTATCCTCAAAGTAAGATACTGGAAGCATCCGATCCATACACATCTTAAGTGCTGCAATCTGATCCTTATCATTGTCATCTAATGCTTTATGTACTATCTTTCTGATAATCGCATTAGAGTGTGTTAGCAACAGCGAAGCAGTGAACTCTTTAATCCTTGCTGCTTCTCCTGGTGGTCTACCTCTTTTCTCTCTCTTAATATACTTTTGTACTTCTTCCTGCTTAGGACGACCTCTAGATCTCTTCTTTTTCGCAGGCACTTTCTTCTCTTCATTGACTGCCAAGACATCCTGGCTGACTGATGAAGGTAGCGAACAATCCTCAGTAAGAGAATTAATTTTAATTTCTGACATCAGATCCCTCTATATAGTTTCTCTGCCGGAAGGCAGGACATAAGAGTGTATATAATTTTATGTATCTCTACAATGTAGTCAGTATGAAGTCTGTATGTAGTATATAAATTTAAGTTTTTGTTTATTGTTCGTACATCGTCTGTTCATCGTTTCTACATAGAAGGATATATTCTAGCATATTTTTAGAGTTTTGTCAAGTTATTTCTACTTATTCAGTCAAGATTGTTGTTCTGTACCGACACCAGCACAGATCACACAAGGCTATGGCGGGACTCCATTTACATGGTGTCAGAGGCTCCGCAGAGGCTTTATTACTAAGCTATTGATTTTATTAGATATTATTAGATAGACTGTTTAGGCTTTAGAGACTTCCATTTTAGCTTTTTTTAAGGCTATTGGGGTGCTAACGCAATCAACAACGCTGGTTACCCCTCCCCCTATGCTGCACTGCAATGTACAATTGAGAATCATTACCGTCTAAGAAGCATAGCCAATTGAGATTTCATAATGTGAAATGCTAATGAGAATGCATTACTATTAAGGCTTTACTGTATATCTGTACAGTAGACTGCACTGATCTGCGCTGACTGCGTAGGTGTATCGATGGGGCACCCCACAGAAGTACTTAGAAGATACTGCAAAGCCTAGAAAGCTTGCACTGGTTCCACGTGAAACACAGCTTAAACTGTTGTGTTCGAACAACACTACCGTTTATTCTGGATTGTCTGCCGTTCGTCGGATACACTGAAAACCCCATTGACAATGAAAAAACACTTGTTTAGTATTAACACATCGCAACAAACAACCTGGAGTAACGAAATGAAAAAACTAATCCAATCAATCAAACAAGCATACAAAGCACTGAAGTTAGTAACCATAGTGAAGAAAACTTCAAACACTAGGTTCATCACCGCATACACAAAGCAAGGCAAAATAAACGGCATACTGATCAGCAAAGGAATCTTCCGATCAACGATTCGTAGGCCAAAGCTAGGCGATTACACTGTATGGAATACTAACATTAACTTCGTAAGACATGAGAAAATCACAAGCAAGCAATATATCTAATCAAGGACGAAACCCTACGCACTGTGGGGTCTATAGTTTTATACTATACTGACGAGTCCAACTAACCTTTGAGGATAGAATCATGCTCAAACTTTCAATCACTAGCAAGCTAGACGGGATTAGATCTTGGAGTCTGCAAGCTTTGGACACATGTCCGGGTTCCGTAGGCGACAATGGTAAGCTTGTGGATGCATGCGATGGATGCTACGCTACACAAGGCAATTATCGTTATCCCAACGTAAAAGCCCCACGTGAGCATAACAAACAAGACTGGC